TAGCTCGCCAGGCTCATAACCTGGAGGTCGCATGTTCGAGTCCTGCCTCCGCAACTAAAAGTAAGTAAACGCCTTGATTTTCAAGGCGTTTACTCTTTTTAGGTGCCATCCTCTCGGACAAAAGAGGGACAGTAAGTATCACGGCATTGGTTTCCTTTGGGAGAACAATGTAAAAAAAATGTGCTCGTCACGAAACCAACTTCTATCGCAAAAAGAAATAGTTCAGTTCACACTGCCACGCTTGCACAAGGGCAAGCACTGGTATGTCGATTTCTTCGCCTATGACCCGAAACGCGATGCGATGCGTCGGAAGAAATACATGCTAGACCGCTACAAGAGTGCACGGGATCGAGAAAAATTCGCAGCAATTCTCATCCACAACCTTTTCGAAAAGCTGAAACTCGGCTGGAACCCTTGGACAACGGCCAGCCGGACACGCCATTTCACAGAATTCAGTAAAGTGCTCGAGCGCTACGAGGCTTACACCTACCGCGCCAAGGAGAAGGGCGTGTTGAAGGGTAAGACCGCCATCGACTACCGCAGCCGTCTCAATCAGATGAGAATCTATTTGGACGAGGTCTCTACTGGTGTAAGGTACGCCTACGATTTCAACAGATCTTTTGCCATCGACTTCCTGGACTACCTGATCCTGGACAAGGACGTATCGGCTAAAACGCGCAATAACTACCGCACATGGCTCTCCACCTTCGGAAATTGGATGGTGGAGCGGCTTTACATCGAGAAGAACCCCATCGAGGAGATACGGATGCTGCGCGAGGAGGAGAAGTTCCGTGACCCCCTCACCGCTGAGGACCTCGCCAGACTCCGTGACTATACCCAGAAGTACAATCCTCCATTCTATCTCGCCTGTATGATGGAGTACTACTGCTTCATCCGTCCCGACGAGCTTCGCTATGTGAAGGTGGGCGACATCAGCATTTCCGAGCAGAGCGTCTTTGTTCACGGCGAACATTCCAAGAATAGAAAGGGACAAACGGTCGCCATCAATGATAAAGTGTTAAAAATAATGATACAGCAAGAAGTGTTTGACCATCCGTCAAACGATTACCTTTTCGGACAAAACCTCGTCCCCGGACCCATACAGCTCTATGTGAACAGATTTCGTGTGGAGTGGAACAAGGTACGGGACGCCCTGCGCTTTCCCAAATCCTACCAGTTCTATAGCCTGAAGGACTCTGGTATCAGAGACCTCGCCAATGCCGAGGGAATCGTCATAGCACGCGACCAGGCACGGCATTCTGATATCAGTGTAACCAACAAGTACTTGAAGAGTGCGAAGGTAGCCCACGAGGAGACCAAGCATTTCGAAGGGGAGCTATGATCCCTCACGGCTCCCCTTCATCAGATAAAAAAAAATTCCTAAACAATCAACTGCCTGCAAAGATACGCTATTTTACTATCTCGTAAAAATACCCCGTCTTGACCTTGGAAATGCCGTCGTCGGACACCTCCATCTCTATCTTCTCGCAGATGAACTTCTTGTTGCGAATGACGAATATCCTCGATGGGTCTGGAATCTCGTCTGTCACCAGTTTCACCGTCACCTGGTTGTGGCAATCCACAACGACCTCTCCGAATCGGTCTTTGTCGGACGAGTCTGGTCTTCGCAATGATCCGATACCAATGGAGGGGAGTGCCTCCAGCGACAGTGAGGCCGTGTCAGCGCAAAGTCTTGGATAGGTCATTCGATAGTCGGTGAAGAGAACAGGGGCACGGTGGTTCGTGTCCTCGTCCGGCAACCTATGGTCATACTCTACTGGATAAATCTGTCCAGGTGCGAGGTTGGTCAGACAATCGGCTTGGAATGCTACCGACATCGTCCCGTCATCCTCCGTTGTCTCTGTCGTTGAGTCTTCCACGGTGCCCTGCATGGCCTCTTGTACTGAATAGTAGAACCCTCCGTTCTCATCCTGTTCCATCTTTTGGTGGCTCGCCTCTTTCTCGTTGGAGACGGACGGTACCGTCACCACCACATCCTTGATGTAGTTGTTGATGACGACGTTCAGTGATTTCTCGTCAAAGTAGGCCCTGCGGAATATGGCCGCTGGAGCAATGCACAGCTTCTGGTAATTGTCACTCTTCGCATCCCGCACGATCGGGTTGAAGAACCCGCATCTCGTCAGCGTTGTCTCTTTCTCCTCTGTGTATGGATTGCCGTCCTTCGGAAGCTCTGCCCAAACGAAATAAGTGTTATTCTGATGGAATAGGGTGGTCTTCTTCTCCTTGTCGTTCATCTGTTCCAGCGCATTGTACATCTCGCCAAAACTCTGATATTCCTTCAGTGTGAAATTCTCCATAACCTTCTGCGATATGGTATCCCTCCAGTCCCGGTTTGGTGAATCCGCCATGGCGTACTCCACATTGGAGGTGGCAAGGTTGTCAAGCCCGTCGTCATCATATTCCACGGTGAAGTCATCCTCACAGTCGTAGGTAACGGTCTCATTAGCGAGCATCTCGTTAGTGGCCACCATACTCACCTTCTTGGACTCCTCGTCAAAAACGAAGGAGGCATTGAAGAATTTCCTCATCTCATCGAGGAACTTATAGACGGACCAGTGCGGAAGCGCGTCACCGAGCTTCCCCGTTTTGCAGGCTGAGACGATGACCAGCCGATTCCACGGGTAATGGTCGAAATCGTTCCTCACCAGCTCGTACCCCTCGTATTCCAGCACCTTCCTCAGCACATACATCAGATAGGGCTGCAGGGCACAGTTGACCATGCACGGTGTCATTCCCTTCACGTTGACAGGCATGCCGTTGATTTTGACACTTTTTATATTGTAGATTACTACCCGGTTGGACAGCATGTCGTTGCTTTCGTCGTGAACGGGGCTGAGCACTGCCACCCCTTTCTGTCCGACAAAGCTGGATGTTGTCAAATCCAGAAGCACTGGTTGGTTTTGACTCATGTCAGGTCCACCCAGCCCAGCCTGCTGGTAGATATCCTTTCTGATACCGCTATCGAGAACAACGGGCGGATAGTCCACCTCGTCGATGAAGTGCTTCTCAAACTTCGAGTTGTACTTGATCCTACTCTTGCCTCCAACGATCTGCACCTTCACCATATCGTTGGTGACGGACGTAACCGTCCCCTTGCCGCTGATGACGAGCCTGTTCCCCACAAACAGCCGGCATTCCTCGAAGTCTGGCACCGCTTTTTTCACGTCGAAACGTTGGATATTCCCGAAGAGGCGTCTGTTGCCAGGAATGGCCATCGGGAAGTTGATATCATACGTATAGGAGCCTGAATCCTTGACGAACGGGTTCTCATACGTTACCTTGATTTTGTCGGCGGAAGACGGGAACCCCGCCTTTCCGTCCAAAGTGCATACTATCATGGTTTATCTGTTAGAATGAATCGAATTCCAGTGTCTCTCTTTCTTCTTGAACTCCTCCATCGAGACGTTGGCGGCTATGCCCCCATCGAGGAGGGCGCCAAGCCGTTCGATGGTATCGCGAGCCTCTCGCAGGGCGGTGGCCAGCTCCGCATTGTTGGTGGTCACATTGACGACAGGTGCCGATACCACAGTCGTTGCGCCAACCCCCATTGAGCGGGATAGGTCCAATGCCGTGAGCGAGCCGACGGTATTGTTCCGCTGTGCCATATCGATGAGTCGAAGGGCTGGAAGCAGCTGCGGGTTGTTCACGGCGGCGTGGTTGGCCACGAACTCGCCCTCATGGACCACCCCAGCCCGTCTGCGGTAACTGCGTCCTCCCGTGAAGCCACCCTCATAGTAGCCTGCCTCTTGAGCCTGTTGCTGCTTCTTGATGGTGGCAATCTGTATGGCACCAGCTGCCAGGGCCAGTCCCGCTGCAATGGGTGCCAATACCAGGTTGGCAGGGTATGGTACGCCCGCCATGGCCGAGCTGTATGCGCTGATGGCCGATATGGCCGTCTGTGCAATGGCCTGTGCCACCTGCATCTTGCTTTGTTTTCGTGCATACTTCGTCTTGATGGCCGCAATCTCTTTTTCCTTCTTCTCCTCCAGTTTCTTCGCCTTTGCCTGGTTGTTGCCAGCAGCGTTGATGAGCTTCTCATACTTTTTCTCTGTCACTGTCACCTCATAGTCTGACTGTGCCGAGTAGTACGAGGACATTGCGTCCATAATGGGAGACACGGCATCGTATGCTGCCTGCATTTTCGATGCGATACCCGCGGCCATCTCTGCCGTAGCACGTCCCATCGCTGCCATGGCCTCCTCGTGGGTAATGACACCCTCCTGTTCCATCTTCTTGAGATTGGCAAGTGTGGAGGCGTAGATCTTCACGTCGGCCATCGCCCAGTCTTTCACGCCCATGCCGAACGGGTGCTCATTCTGGTAGTCTGCGTTGGCGTTGTTCGAAGCGGTCTGGTAAGCATCCTCCGAACGTTGGTGAAACCACATACCATCAGAGTGGCCCACATCCTGCTCGCTCTGCTCCTTTCTGTATTGAAGCGCGATTGCCGCACGAGCCTCTTGGTACTCCTGCCACTTGATCAACCTTTTATCATAGAGTTCCTCGATGCCCTTCATCGCTATGCGCTCCTGCTCTTTGAGGTCTGCCTTGCCCCATTGTTCCTGGTAATGAGAGAGCAATTCGGCATAGTACTGATTTAGGTATATTCGGTGTTCCTGATCTCGCTGTTCCATCTCGGACCTGGTGTCGAACCATTCCTGCGTACCCTTCTCCATGGCTTCCAGCCTCTGTGATAATGCTCTCATATCATTTTGGAAAAGCAACTCGTTCAGGGCTTTCTCGTCATGGTAGATGGACGATCCCAGCGTCTCGTACGCCTCCTTCGCTTTGTTCTCCCGGTCAACTCTTCCCTTCTCGATGTCGCTAAGAAGTGCCTTCTGATGATCCTCGTTCTTTTTAAGTTCCTCCTTGGCTATCTCGTCCTGCCACTGGCCATAGTCTGTGCCATACTGCTTGTATATTGCCTCCAGCTTCCGGTAGCCTTCGATGGCGATGCTGTGTTGGTCATCGAGATATTGCGTGAAGGTTTTCTCGCCCTTGGAATAGGCGAGTATGTTCATAGCCTGCTCCTTGTCCGTATTGCCCCTTGCCTCCTTGATAGCTTCTTGATAAGCTTGCTTCCGCTGCTTGCTCATCTCTCGCTCATTCTTCTCCGCCAGTCTTTTGGCTTTCTCCTTCTCGCTCTCCGCCTTCTTTCTTTCCTTCTCCACTTGCTTAGGATCCTTGTAGTGGCCAGGAGTGCTGAAGCCTCCATCCAATCCTGGAATCACCACGCCGCTGCTTCCATTTCCGCCACCAGTTTCCTTGATTAAGATCTTGTTGTATTCAGTCCTGACCCCCTCGTTTTGTTTCAAATAATCTCCGATGTATTTTATTTCATAATTAACTACGGCCAGTTTTTTCTTTAACAATCTCGACCAATTTAACCAATTCTGCAGTTCTGCATGTTTCTTCCGGTTAGCCTCTGTAGGAGCACTGTACGGAACATAAAGATTCGAGATAAAGCCATCGCCAACAGTGATCTGCTTTCCTTTCTCTGTCGCATTGTATATTTCAGGATGGCGCGCAATCTCCGCCCTTACGGCTTTGGCAGACCGCTCGTGCTTACGAATCTCCATGTCCAAGTTGAATTGCTTTCCTTTCAACGCGACCATCTTATTGTAAAGGGCCTGCGCCAAGGCCACATCATTGAGCTTTCTCACATATTCCGCCAGCGCCTCATTGTTCGAACGCGTCAGCGCCTCCTCGTTTTTAAGGTTGCGATGAAAACCTGGCACGATCTTCTCAAGCGCAATCATAGCCGCTTTCTTCTCATTGTACGAATAGACATTGGAGTTGATGATTTTCGTAAGCTCCTCCACTCTCGTACGCTCCTCTGCCGTGTTCTCGTTCATTTCCTTAGTAGCAGCAACCATATCCTCGTGTACAGCCTTCGCCTTGCGTACGGAGAGCATGTTTCCCTCCATGGCCTTTTTTGAAGACAAGAACATATTATACAGCTTGTAGCCTGCGGCCACCAACACCAGTAGCGCAGTGGCCAAAGCAGCATAGGGATTAGCAATGGAGGCCGCACGCATCGCCATCATCGTCGTACGGCACTTCGCAATCTGTCCTGTCACTGCATAATATGCTAATTTGAGACCAAGCACCACGGTCGTTTGAGTTTTCAAAACGAAAGTAGCGAGTTTATCAATTCCTGTAGCCACCAGCTGCGCCGCCGCCCACAACTTAACCTTGATAGTAGATAGGTAGTAGATGGAAGCAATGGTAGCTATTGCCGCACTCAACGCAATGATCCCTTTGTAGTGTTGGCGCGTGAAATTGATAATGGTCAGAAGCGACTTGACGAGGAGCGCTCCCGTCGATATGGTGTATTTCACGACGGGCAGTAGTTGTTCTCCGAGTTCAATGGCCAACTCCTTGAAGTCTTTTTTAGCCATGTCAAGCGCTGCTTGTTGGCTTGACATCTGGGTATTGAACTCGTCTATGACGGACTGTCCAGACGCATAGGCCCTATTGGCCGTCTCCTGTGCCACCTTCACATCGGCCAGCTTATCCGCAATGACCGAGAGTACGCCGACGGCACGGCTTCCGTCCATTTTCATCTCGTCAAACATCGGCGCAAGCTGTGCGAACCCGCCGTTCTTGCGCATGGCACCGAAGAACTGGATCAGTGCCTCGTTGGCATCATTCTTCAGGAGGTTGGTAAACTCTTTGACGCTCTTGCCAGCCAGTGCGGCAAACTTAGCAGGCTGCTGAAACATCTTCGTGATCAGGTTCTGCATAGCCGTGGCTGCTGTCTCGTCCTGCTGCATGTTCTGGTCTAGGACGGAAGCGAAGCCCATGATCTGTTGTTGTGTCAGTCCCGCCTGTTTACCCACTCCCGACAAGCGTGCCGTGAAATCGACAAGGTATCCCGCAGATGCTGACGAGCTTTGTGCCAACTCATTGATGGCGGAGCCCGTGGAAAGCATCGCCCCACGCAACCCTTTTTTCTTGTCCTCGCCGAACATCATCGCGAGTTTACCAATCTGATCAACGGCCTTCTCACCGAGGTCATCGCCCAGTGCTACATTAATCTTGTCGGCTGCATCGACGAATTCCTCAATATCGCTCGTGGCCGTGATGCCCAGTCGTCCTGCAGAACCAGCCAGTTGATTGAGTTCCTCGCGCGCTGTACGGGTATTCATCCTTTTGAAGTCCTCATTCATGGCCACCACCTCCTTCTTGGTTTGGCCCGTATATTTTTGGACGTTGACCATCTCCTGGTCCATCTCGGCAAAAGCGGCCGTCGTCTGACGCACGGTGTCTGTAAGGCCAGTGAATGCCCCCCAAGCCTGCGTCATGGCTCCCCAATTATCATTGAGTCTCTGCCACCATCTACCGAAAACATTTCCAGTTTTACCTGAAATAGATTCATTGACCTTCTTAATTTCTGAATCGAGTTTTCGCGCCTTCTCCGCCAGTTCCTTAAAACCTGCATCTCCTCTATCCTTAAACTGGCCCATTTGTTCCTTGACCATCTTTAAGGAAGCCTCAAGATCTCGCAAACTTGAATGGCTGAGGTTTTTAATCGTATTCTCTATTATATGATTTTCAGCGTCTATCTGTTTCTGAGTTTTCGTTATTTTATTGGCTTCGCTGTTGTACTGCTCCAGCGTTTTTGCCGCCAATCGTTGGCCCTCCGTCAGAGAGCGGATTCTTTCGTTGACTTTATGCAGGTTCTCTTCTGCATGAACATAAGCAGAGGAAGCAGGCTTTGCCTTCAGCATCTCCTCATTGAGCGTTGCCGCCGCTGTCTTCAAGTCATAAAGTGAGGCATTCTCGATGTTAGCCAATACGGATGCTGTGGTTTGCCCAGCTTCCGCTAACCGGCGCATCTCCTGAGCGGTCTCTCCCGCTTCGCTTTTCAACTGGATGATGCGTGCATTGGCCTTTTGTAAGAGAGCATCCATGCGGGCATACTCATCCTCGGAGGTGACGTTTCTCATCTCCTTCTTCAGATTGCGCACGGCGGTCTGTATCTCACCGAGGCTCGCATTGTCGAGGTCGGAGAGTGTCTTGATCGTCTGAGTGATGCTGCCGCGGTATGTCCCCATCAGTCCCTCGGCCTGACGTATCTCCTTGTTGAGCTCACGCAAATCCTCGGGCTTGTAGCTTTTGCCAGACAGAAGCTCTGCCTTGTCCTTCCGGAGTTTTTTCAAGTTCTCTTCCATCTTAGCCAACTGGTTCTGTGCCTGTTGTGCATTGAGGGTGACAACGGTCTCGAATTGTTGTGTATTACGTGCCATAGAATAATGCTACTTTTGGAAATTGAGTCCAAAAGTAGCATCTACTTTTTTTCTACGAAAATACATACACATGGGGAACACGGTGGAAGCAGTCCGCTCATTCCGTCATTATTACAGGAGGGGCAGTACTTTGTGGTAAAAGAAAAAGACAAACGCGATAATTCCAATCCACAAAATTACTGTACAGGAGTAAAATAGCACCTTCTGTTCGAACGTCGGATTCTTCAAGCTTCTCTCGAATTCCTCCTGCTTGGCCTTCTTAAGCGCTTCCAACTCCTCCTCGTTCTTCATCCATTTCTCCCTCAAACTATCAGCTATTACCTCGTTCCCTATCAAACGTTGTGTTTCCTCCTCGTATTTGTCGCGGTCGATCAGACTTCGCAAAATGTCCTCCTTGCTGGTCGGCTTGTAACTGCTCCAATTAGACGTTTTTTTCTCCCTCGTCACAAGGTAGCATATCAGCCATGTTAGCATTAATAAAAAAAAGTTCATCATATATGATCGTATTTAGAAAGATTGATTGTTTATTGAAAGACGCCGAGTATTGAAGGCAGAGCCATCTAGTTGGCCTGAATGGCATGCCACGTGTAGCGATTCGATTACAAAGATAAGGAAAAAAACTCTTTCCCGCAAGTTTTCAACACATTATTTGAAGGAATAGTATTTGTCCTATCACATCGTTCGATTTCCAGTGGAAAAAGCGGGGCACACTATCCTCACGAACCATGAACCCCTTGTCAATGTAAAAAATGTGTTCTAACTCTATCGCTTCCCCGTCGTCCCCAGGAGCTACAAGCGCAGCTCCAAGGGATACGGGGCGTACCCCCGATGGGTTACAGCAGCGGCTTCATATCCCGCCAGATGGCCCATTTGACGGTGCCGTCCTCCATGGTTTTGATATGGAAACCGTGGTAGCGCATCCAAATAGCGACGATCTCTTTGTCGATGTCCATCATCGTTGATACCTCCTCGACAATCTCGTCCGTCGTCTTGGAGTCATCAACGAGGTCTTCCCCCATCAGGCTCGTCCCTGGGAAGGAATCGCGGCTTTGGAAGTATGCTTCCAGTACCATGTTTGCGATCTCCAGGCTCATGCGCCATGCTTCGTTCCTTTCGAAGCTGTTCACATAGTCATTCCACTGCTCGAAATCGTTCCTCTCTTTCATCGCATGTTCCTCCTTACTTGACGCCACAGTTGGATAATCCGTGTAAGCCCCACCAATTGGTCTTTATACTTTTTGCTATCATTCCCGTCGGCATTGGCATTGGCGAATTCGTCTATGATATCATCTCTAATCTCGAACAGAAGCTCGATGTCGTTTGCGATGCGATTCTCGTCCAAGAGAATCCTTAAGGTCTCCAGCTGATTTTCGGTCAGCTTTTCTAGTATCAGCTTACTCATGCCGCTCCTCCTTTCTTCTCAGAGTTGCTACCCTGGTTTACTCTCCAAACCATCCATCCAGCCACGGCCATTGCCGTGAGGCTCGCCAGTGGCGCCTGCTCCACGCATGCCGCCCCCACCATAAGGGAGAGCGTCACTGTATTGACGCGGGCCACCACCCGGCGCGTCACGGAGAATCCGCAGATACGGCTATAGAATCCGCTCTTCGCATCGAGCCATTTGTTCACACCCTGGACCATTTCTCCGACCTTCTTCCGAAGGCTCACCTGCGCAAGGTCCTGCCGCGCGGTGATGTTGATAGTCGTCTGATTCATGACGCATCGTCTTTGTTAAGTCTTCCCAGAAGACGCTGGGCCGTAAGCACAGAAAAGGCGGCTGCACATCCCGCTGCTTAACAAAGACGATGACTTCCACCCGAAGGGCTTAATCTAATCTTTACGGAATGGCAACCGCCAATATATCTACATGAAGGGCTGCTCTCCCTTCATGTGCGGACACAAAAAATGCCCGCACCTATATGTTCGAGCAGTACCGCTGCTCTCCGGGATGGTTTACCATCATCTTTGTTAAGCGATGGCAAAGTTAAGGGGAAAAGTCCGAACCACCAAATATTTTGTAGTAAAAATAAGCGTGAAGCGTGTTTTTTAACGTTTGGTGCCTCCGTTGTTTTTATTATATGCTTGTTTCTTGTTTACGGTTGCAAAGGTACGCACTCTCACTGAAACATGCAGCGCAGGCGTTTTTCAATTTATCTTGATTAAAAGATGCTAACAACGAATGCGGGCAGAGATTTCACAACCTCCGCCCGCTCGAAATAACTAAAAACCTTATCTAACAACTTTGCTCTTACAAGTAAACAATGCAGGACCGTCTCGCGACGGCCACTCCACCTGTGAAATGAAAAGATTTACGTTAAAACCAGAGATATTAACAATAAAAACACCAATCGCACTTATCGTTTCCTCACGCGTACATACTGTTCATAGAGCAGTCGAGCGTGAGGATTGTAATTGACAACCTTCACCCTATACCCTTTCGTTCCCCATCTCCACCACAGAAACCTGTGTTTGTAGTCGCGATGGACGATGGTGGAGACGGAGTCGCGTACCGAGTAGGCTAGCGTCGTGTCCGACGGTGACACTATCAGTCGGAAATCCGCCCAGTAGTCGGAATAGACGAACGACGCACTGTCCGGCGCAAGCCGCATGGTCACGGTATCATGGATAACCGTCACGGTAGTCTGCTGTTCCTCGACCTGCGGTGGCTTCAGCCCCAAGTCCTTCAGCAGCTCTTTGTCGGCCACCTCCTTTTTATAGGATTTGCTTCCGACAACCACCACGGGTGCGCTGACTACCTGAACGCTGTCCCGTATGGTGTCTCGCACGAGCACATTGCCCGCCATGGCGTTAGCCAGCTCCACGGAGACTCGCTCATTCTCTTCCATGAGCACTTTCAGCCGTTCACGCATCAGCCACACGTACGCCACCACGCAGACTAGGAAAAGAAGGACCGCAAGGAGCACTCCTATGCCTTTCATACCTCTCCTGCTCATGCGGTTCCCTCCTTGGCCAATCTGTCCTCCTTGCCGCCTCCAAGACGGTCGTTGAGAAAATTGGTAATCTCCCTTCTGGTCGTAGAGATATACATCGTGATGCCAAACACCGAGCCCGCATAGACTAGCGATTGGGCCACGTACCAGAGTACAGAATCCTCGATCTTGTAATGATTGAGGAAGAAGCACAGGAACGTCAGCAGAATGCCACTGCCAAGCATGACACATGCTGAGATATACTGTATTCTCTCCTTACTATCTTTAGACATATCTATTTCTTTTAAAAACTGATGCAAATGTACAGAAAAGAATGGGAAACGGAAAATACAAATCAAGCCCGTTGCGTATCCTTCACTCCTTGGGTGATTGCGGCTTCTGTGTAAAAAAAAAGAGGCCACCAGCGCATGAATACTGGCGACCTCTCGAGTAGCTGTGCTACTGTTCAAATAATCTATATGGTAGGAGTTTGTAACGGGATCTTTTCAGCCGCATGGCGGATGCGGTTGCTAAGGTCAATGAGGGCGTTTCGCAGTTGTCCTGCCTCCTCTTCCGTGAATCCTCCCACGCCGCCATTTCCGTCAATACCATACATTTTGTGCTGAAACCACGGCACAGACTTGTCGAAATAAGTACGTGCAATCTCTCTCCATGATACGGCAAGATAGATGTCGCTCATGCGTTGCTTCATGTCGGTTATTTTATCCGCTTTCTTCACTACAGTCTCCATTGTCTTTAGTTTTATGTTGTTGTTTTCACCCCTCCCCGGAGGGAGGGGCAGTAATTCATCTTGGCATATCCGTCATTCTGTCGAATAGATCTTGAGCGAACTCTAACAGGTGAGGGTAGCCGTCTGGATAGCTTTTGCAATAATTGCGGATGGATTCTATCAGTTCTTTTTCCTCAAACGTGACTTCCATCTTGAACATTTCTTTTTTCATGCGTTGGTTTTTTATTTGAACACTGCAAAGGTACTACTTTTTTGGATAGTAACCAAAGAAAAGACTATTTTTTTTGATAGTTTTTTTTAAAAAAAAGCCCCTGATGCACTGTAAAGACGCATCAGGGGATCATAGTTCTAAGCCAACTGCTTATTTCTTACGAAAAAATGCTTAAATGTCTGCATATTCTTTCACGGCATTGAAACATGGACATTGCTTGTGCCACTTACCGGGTGAGTCTTCACCCCAAATGGAGCGGTGGCCGAGGATGACGGCCTTGGGGTATCTGCTATGGATGTCGGCGAGGAGGGCGCGCAGCGCGGCCTTCTGCGCAGGCGTGCGGGTGTCCTCGATATGGGCGCTCCCTACGTCACGGGGATTAGCCTTGTGAAGGCCTATTCCTCCGATGTAGGCCACATGGATGGCGTGGGCGTTGTAGCCCTTTACGCCGTTGGAGGCCTTGTCCTCGGGCTGGAGGCTGACGACTTCTCCGGAGGGCTTGACGACGTAGTGGTAGCCCGGGTTGCTCCACCCGATAGCCTTCCAGCCGGCGCGGAGCGAATCGACGGTGGCGGAGGGTAGTGTGGCCGTGCAGTGGACGAAGATGTGGGTGATCTGTCTCTTGTTCATGTTGTTGTTTCTTTGGGTTGGAAAGACCAGGGGGCGGGAGGGCCCGCCCCTGGTGGTGGTTACTTGGCAGCTGCGACGGCTGCATCGACCTCGGAGGGGGTCATGGCTACGTCGCCTCCGTCGATCTCCTTGAGCGTGGTGGCATCCACGGCGTAGTAGGCCTTGCCCGTGGAGGTGTCGAGGTAGATCTTGTGGAGATGGACCTGCTTCTTGGTGGCCTCGTCGGGCGTGGCTATGTTGAAATCCTTCCAGTTGCCGTAATACTTGCTACCATCGCTGGCGATGATGCTGTCGATGGCCACGGCGCCCGGCGTGGTGCTGGGGGTGGCGGACTTGACGATGACGAGGGCCACGACGGACATGGTCGAGGTCTGCTGGAGGGTGGGCTTGGAGGCGAGGAAACCATCGAAGCGGACGACGTCGTAGCCCGCCACGTTGAGCTGGTCTCCCAGTCCGCCGCCTGTGCCTCCCGTGAAGTCTTCGAGGGCCGAGATGCGCGTGTCGAGGGCGTCGTTCTGCGCCTTGGTGGCGAAGGTGGTGCCCTTGGTGAGCGTGACGGTGTCGCCGCTGACCGTCATCCCCGTCACGGCGTTGCCCGATCCGCTGACGGAGGGCGTGCCGATGATATCCTGCTTCGTCCATGACTGCTGCGAAGCCGTGGAGCCGTCCTTGGTGGTGGCACCAATCTTGAGCTTCATGGTGTGGTTGTGGGCTGAGGGCGTGAAGGTGGAGGGCTTGCCCGTGACGCCCGACCAGGGTACGGAGGCTGCGGTGCCCGCAGCGTACTCCATGTAGCCTGCCGAGGTGGAGAGCTTGCTCTCATCGACGACGATATACATGCGTCCCGTGGCCGTCACCTTGACGGTGTCGCCGAGCTGGACCTGGGAGGTGGTGAGCTTGTAGCGGGCGGCGTCGTCTGCGACGGTGACGACACGCTCCAGGGCTCCCTGCGGGATGTGGGAGATGTCGATGACGCCCGTGATGCCCGAGGCGGGCACGGTGTCGGCTGCTTTGGCTGCGTTGACTTTGACGCTGGGGATGACGTCGGTTTTGAGTTGGTTAACAAGGCGGGTGACGCCTTCGGAATTGAGAAACTTTGCCATACTATTTTATGAATTTAAAGTGATGAATAATTATACTTTTGTTGTTGTCGTTTTGTTGTTATTTACGAGGCCGAGATGCGCTGCCATAGGACGTAGCCCTTGGCCAGATATTGGCCGCTGCGCCCATTGGTGCAGAGCGTGAACTGATAGACCGAGGCGGCCTGGAGCGTGACGGCGCCCTTGATGGACGTGATGCCTCCGAAGGAGACGGTGCAGGTCTGCGCACCCGTGATGACGCATCCACGGTAGAGGCCGTATCCGCGCGTGATGTCGGTATGGAGGAAATTGATCCAGAACTTCGCCCCGGCTGAATAGGTGGCGGCGGTGAGGTCGAGGATGAGCTCCTCGGAGCTGGTGAAGTTGGAGACCTGGATGGAGGTCGATGTGGGGCGCTCGTGGCGCACTGTCGGGAGGCTGGCTCCCTTGGTGAGCGTGAGGGTGTGGCCGCTGATGGATGCGGCAGAGACGGCCTGCCCCGTGCCCGTGACGGAGACGGAGGAGACGCCGTTGGTGATGCCGTAGCCGGAGAGGGTGGTGGCCTTGACGGCAAAAATCGTCTTTAACTTGGTAACGAGGCGCGTGACGCCTTCTGAATCGATGAATGATGCCATGGCGTATGTGTGGAGTGATTGGTTATCCTACTGTGATGATACGGGCCGATGGCGTGACGGTGGTCACGTCGGCTGATCGCTTGGACTTGTCGATGATGGTGGCCGAGCGCTTGGACTTGTCGATGAGGGTGGCGGAGCGGAGGGTCGTGTCGATGAGCTCGGCCGCCTTGGGCTCTTTCTCTTCCTCTGTCGTCTCTGCTACAGGCTCTGCTACTGCTGCGGGTGCCTCCTCTTGGAATGCTGCCTCCTCTGCTTCCTTTATCTCCTCTGCTTGGGCTGCCTCCTCTGCTGCTGGTGATAGCGAGGCGGGCGACTTGGCGGGCGAGGAGGAAGAGGGACGGGAGGCTGCCGCCGTGATGGCGTCTATCTCGTCGAGGGGTATGGCTTCGGCTATGACCTGGCCGGTGGTGTCGGTGACGATGGGTCTGAGCTCTGCGCCCGTCCACCAGTAGGGGCGGTCGTCGTCCTGGCAGACGTAGAGGTTGCCCGCGGCGGGGGAGAGACCGTCGTTGTAGAGCGAGCGGGAGCCCCAGTTGTCGTAGAGCTTCGGCGGCGCTGAGGAGGAGACGGGGCTGGAGGAGCGCTCAGCCACGGCGAAGCGTGCGGCAGATCGGACGAACCACACCTCCAGCGGGAGGGCCGGAGAGGCTGATGCTGGCGAGATCTCGCCTGAATCCATGAAGCCACGGAAGGGGAGCACCCGTCGGTCCGTGGCCGAGGATGGGCCCGCGGTCCCGTTGAGGTAGGCACGGACCACCTCTGCCGTCACCTTCATCTGGCGGCTGCCGTTGGCCGTGGCCGCCTCGATGAGGAACTTGTCGCCGTCCCAGACGGAGGCGGTGAGGGAGAAGTCTTGCGAGATATTCATTCTTTTTTCTTTTTTTTCTTCTTGAACTACTGGAGCGTCTTGCCGACCCATCCGAAGGGCGAGGCACCACGCCCGACGAAGACGAGATAGACCATGCGCTTGGCGCAGGTGTAGGTCTTGTTTTTGAAGACCGTGCCGTCGATGGTGAGGGCATGCGCACCGGGGTCGATGGTGAGATTGTAGGGCCCACAGGGCAGGAAGAGGTAGCAGTCGCCGTGCTGCGGATTCTTGGGCAGGGCGACGGTGGCCGCCGCTATATTGACGAGGACGGCGCCCGAGCGCACATAGACCCGCTGGCCGTTGGAGTAGGTCGGCGAGCCCTGGGGCAACGGAAGGGGCACGTTGTAGGCGTCGCTGGTATCGACCAGCTGGACCGAGCCATCGATGAGGATGGGTTCGGGACGGTGGCCACGGGTGATGCCCTGGACGATGTCGAGCGCCGTGCCCGGGTAGCTGTCGTTGGGACGGCCCGTGAGCTGGAGGGCGACGGGCCAAAAGATCTCCTTTCCGCTGGAAGCCGAGATGGCGCCCACGATGTTGGACTGGGTGTCGAACAGGACGCGGCCCTCCTCGGAGCGTGAGGACTGGGCCGTGATGGAGGTCGGCGTGATGGTGACGCCGTTGCGCGCATCGTCGGCGTTTGTCAGTCCGCCGTTCTGGATGGCGAAGCCTCCGATGGAGCCCGAGGTGGCGTGGATGGTGCCCGTGAGGTAGGCCGAGGAGGCGAAGAGGTTGCCCGTCTCATCGACGGCGAAGGTGTAGGTGGAGCCGTTGAAGCCCGAGCCGTCGGGGTAGGGCTGAGCAGCGCCCGCCCAGAAGGGGAAATCGCCACCCATGCCCGCATAGGGCGCCGTGGCGTGCTTCTTGCGGATGGCGATGGCGTTGCCCTGGAGGAAGTCGATGCGCGCATCGCGGGCGATGAGGAAGGAGAAGAAAGCCGAGTCGGCATTGACGCCGACGGAGCGCCAGTGGTCCGTATCGGCGGGCGGGAGTGCGTGCTGGGCCGCCTGATAGACGTAGGACTTGATGCAGCGATAGACGTCCCATCCGCTCTTCGTCGCGTCGGAGGGCACGGCGTAGAAGTCGAGGTAGCAGAAACCGTCGGCGGTGATGGTGGAGCCGTCGTCGAGCTGCTGGCCGTCGTCGAGGCGCTGGTAGATGCGCGATGTGCGCCCGTTGGTGCCCGCCTGTCCTTGGTCTCCCTTCTCACCCTGTATGCGCCCGAGGTTGGCCCATGCCGTCTCGGTGGCCATCCACACGTCGCCGGCGAGGATGTAGGCGTCGCCCTGGTTGGTGGTGATGGAGGCCCATGCGCCGCTCATCCGTCGGACGGCGACGGGCAGTCCCTCTGCTCCCGTATCGACGAGAAAGACGCCGTCGGGCGCTGGCGAGGGGAGCGAGGCCATGTTGGTGACATGGCCGAGGGCCGTGCCCCTGAGGGTCCACGACTTGCCGTCCTTGCCGTCGAGGCCATCCTCTCCACGCTGGCCCCGGTCGCCCGTCAGTCGGACGTAAGAAGAGACGGGCGAGAAGGTCTGGAGGCCTCCCGCCTGCTGCTGCCAGTCGGTGAGCTCTATCCAAAGGTAGGGGCGGGCGTCGGTGGTGGCGAGGGGCACGTCCTGCCATGTGGTGACGTCGGAGGGTGGCGTATGGGGAGAGGTGGACGTGGCGCGTGCTGAGAGCGCATAGCGCCGCCGCGTGCCGTAGGCCGTGCCGTCCCTGCCCTGGTCTCCCTTGTCGCCATCGGCGACGACCTTGATGGTGAAGACGTAGGTGAGGGCGGCCCGTCCCTCGCAGTCGATCGTCACCTCGACGTAGGCCGTGGGGCGTGAGGAATACTCGACGCTGTCGATGTAGAGGGTGGAGTGGTCGAAGTGGGCCGTGCATCCCACGGGCAGACAGAGAAGACGGTACTGACCCGTGGCGGGTGAGACGGACGCATCCTCCAGACAGGTGAGCAGCGTCTGACCACGTCGGACCTGTATGGACGTATGGAGCAGCCACGACTTGGAACCGTCGGCGAGCGTGGAGACCACGGGCTGCTTCGGCTGGCCCTTGGCGTCGAGGGCGAGGGTGTCGGCGAGGTTGTCCACCGAGTAGGTGTAGGGGTTGGGGTCTCCGAGGTCTGCGAGCTGCTTGAGGTGGCCGTCGAGGTAGATGCTGTTGGCATAGACCGAGTAGCCCGAGAAGTCCATCCCGGGGACGGGCGAGAAGGCGCTGAGGTCGCCCACCTGCATGCGTATCTGCTTCGACGAGAACTCCCAATCGGAGACGCCCGTGAGGAAGCGCTCGTAGGTGAGCGTGGAGTAGCGTGAGGACTGGCGGGCGGTGTCGGTACGGTTGCCGTAGCAGACGAAGTGCATGGCGGCGGTGGGGTGCATCTGGCGCGGGTAGTTGGCAGAGACGGGACGGAGGCGGTAGGACACCTTTCCATTGTGGAAGGTCTGACTCGTCTCGCCGTCCGTGTAGTCTTCGACGGCGGTGATCTCCCAGTAGGCCGTGTAGAATCCGGCAAAACGGAAGTTTCCGTGGTTGTCGTCGCTGTTGGCCTCGGCATTGTCGGCGGCGGTCTCGGAATGGTAGATGCCCATACAGACGTCTCCGACGGCCACCGTGCCTATCTCCCCCGCTTCGAGATGGAGGAGGGCCGTGCCCGTGGCGTCGGCGGCAGGTGAGACGGAGCGGATGATGCCACCACCCGGCGCCCGCCACTGGTTGCCCACCTGGACGGAGACCCGGTTGAAGCGCAGCTCCGGCACCTCCAGGAAACGGCGTAGCGTCAGCGAATCGAGCTCTGCCGAGCCATCGGGACAGATGCGGGCGCCGTGGCCCGTGAGACCGTCGGCAAAGGTGCCATCCTCGGAGAAAACCACGATTCCCTTGTTGACAGCTCCGTTATTGAAGGTGATGCGGCCTTTCGCAGTGTCGTCCACATCTTTTCGAAGAAAGACATCGAGGAAACTCTGCCCAAAGGACAGCAGCGAGAGGAATGCGTCACCGATGCGGGTGGCCGTGTTAGCCGCCATCCGTCGTTCATCACGTATCGCCTCGTATTGCATTCGAAGCTGCTTGATTATATTGTCAATTCCAATCATTTCTTTTTTAAAGATTTCCTAACGTACGCTCTGTCGTCGTCTTTCCTTGTCCGAACAACGCATTCAGCGCATTACTCATCATTCCTTGATATGCTGCCCCGTAGAACCAAGCCTCTTTCTCATTTAGCCTATGGATGCTGTACATGTATTTGCGCGAGAACCAATCACGGGAAATGCGATGCCCTCTGCCTTTTTTCCACTTTCCACCGCGCATGAATTGCAGGCCCTCGTCATCATCCTTGCCCGAGTTACCCCTTCGGTACCCGTTGCCAGTACCCGCCGCCACGTAGAGGCCATATTCGAGGAAGTGATGCGTGATCGTCGTCACTGGCCCAGGATGCATCAAGGCGCTCAAGGAGTCATGGAGCATCCCCGTATCATATACTGGCGGCGAGAAAGCCATCATCTTCTCCTGCCAGAACTTGACCATGTTGTCCGCCCAAGCACGCTCATACTGCTCCAAGTCATCACGGGTCATATTACTCAGTCCACTCTGCTGCGTCATAGCTAAGATCGATAGGCTCGTCGTTATACACCATGAAATACAGTCCCGTCATTCCACTCATGAACATCCTGGGCAGCTCTGTGGAATATACCCTGTCCACTTGCAGATACTCTAGAGCGTCTCCGTAGCGCATGCCGTCACGGTCATGGATCAGGCGGGCGTGCATCTGCCGAAAGATTCTCCTGCACAGGTCCAGTTTCATCTCTCTATCCACCATATCGTCATGATGGTAAGCCGCGACGATGAAGATAGTATAGACATCCTTACGGAAGTAGCCTACGCCATTGCCGTAGGTACTCTGCGTCGTGGTGTCATCGACGAGAATGTAGTTAGGTGCTTTCCTAAAATTGACCATCATGGTCTCAAGTCCAGCAAGACCACTGCAAGACCCGGCAAGGAATTGATTCTCCTTGGCAAGCCTATTGGTCTCTGCGAGCTCCATGAAATAACCCCTTGCGTTAAATAGATTCTCCTGTGCCATTTCTATTTCCTTTCCCGTATCTTCTCCAGTTCTTCCGCTTCCCTGGCCTTGGCCTCCAGTTCAGTCAAGGCCCGCCAGCATTCGAGGCGCAACACTTCCTTTTCCTTCGTGACGTCCCCATCCGTGAGTGCACGAAGTTGCACGTTATATAGTTCGATGAAATTCACAACCCCAGGATCCTCATCCGTTTCCTGTGTTTTTCGGAAAAAGTGCGGGAACGAGTTCGCCATAACCCGTTTCACATGCCCATACCAGAGCATTGTCCCTACTCGTTCACCTGGGGTGAGCGTCATTTCCTCGACGACGCGTCCCTGGTCATCAAGTGCGTCCCCATATCCAGCAGCCCGTCCATCAGCGTCACGGTACAGCCACATGGCCACATTGTCCAGCCATTCCATGTTCTGCGTCTCGACAAACTTCTGGTAATACTTTTCCGCATAAAGGTACTCCTCGAAGGACACCCCGTGCCTGATCAGCGGGTCAGCCGCATGGAGGCCACAGACAACATCCAACCTATTGTCCATGTCCTCCAATTGGCTGATATACTCCAACTGCCCGATGAAATCCTGTATTTCCCAGGTTTTGAGATAGACGATGCGTTCCTTTCCGTCCACCGTCGTCTGGCATTTCCATCCGAAGCGCGTCTTCCTCTCTACGGTCAGACCGCAGAACTCAACTAGCAGAATGGTCTTTACCACTGTCATATCCTCGTGGACGACGAGTAGGTCGAACACCCTGCGAAGCTGCTCCTGCGTCAGCTGACTCCAGGAGACAGGAACGGTGAAATTCACCGTTACCGTCTGTCTTGACTTATCCACCGAAGAAGTAGCCTGGTTTGTCCTTTGTGTTCTTGAACGTCTCATGATGATTCGCTTTGAAGTTCGAACTGTTCCGATACTGTCTGAATGTCTCCGCATGCTCGTCGGCATCGAGAAGGCGCATCATTTTTCTGAACAAGCCGGTTCCCCGGACATTCTTCGAGACAGCGTATTTCTCCGTCAGCGCGACGACACACCGTTGCACGTCAGTATACACTTTTGGCATCGAAGCGTCCGCACGCCTAAATGCGTCGATGAGGGTCTCCATCTGCTCGTCTCCCATCGCCTCACGCAGCATGTCGTCCGTCCCCTCGATTGCACCCTGAAAAGCAGTCCAGTCCTGATAAGTGCGGTACGGTGTGGCAGAGAAAAAGAACGCATAGGCGTCATAGAGATAGGGGACATACCTTTTCGCTTGGTCTGTTTTCCCCCAGTCCTCACTTCTAAGCAGGTTCACAGTCATGGACAGGGCCTTCATCCGCTCTGTTCTGAGCAAACCGTCCAGCGCATCGACGCGCTGCTTGCTTGCAGGACTCAGGTTGTCATTGCTGACAATCCCAAATCCCGTTGGCGTGAGCACGAGATCCAGTTGTCTGAGCACTGACAGGAACGCCGACAGACAGACGTATTTCTTGAAGAAAAGGACCAGCGGACTATCATTCTCCGCTGCATCCACCATCTTCTCTCCAGCCTCTCCGAGCAATGACTCCGTACTACAGACAAGCTGCTCCCCTATAGCCCCTTGCACACTCAAATACACCTCCTCGTGAGAACTTGCCCCAACGGGTAGCGCACGCTCGAAATCCACCTTGTCAATCGTCACCATCTTCGCTTCCTTTCTTGTTTGCTTGTCCACTCACCACCTCAGAATCCTTGTTCTCATCGAGTGTCGTGAGCTGGATCATTGGAACATCTACCGTGTATTTCTCAGACCATCCGTTGTAGTGTAGAATCACATGATACGGCTTAGCCATCACATCATGAAACGCCTTCTCCACGGCCTGTTTCAGGGTGAAGAGCTCACGTTTGTCACTTCCACTGTTGTTCATCTGGCTCTTGCCCGGTGTGGCTCCCACGAGGTTGGGGTGCACGCCGAATGCAAAGCACAGGGCATTTGCTGCTTCCTGCATATCATCGCTCCAGTTGCCACCCTCTTTCTTTGACCCATCAGTGATGGTTGACACTCTCACCATGCGGTTCTCCTTGCCGTTCGGGTCGATGTAATACCCGCTCACCAGGGCCTTGCCAGCATTTTCCACGCCGCAGACAAACTCGATGATGTCGCGTTTCTCCTTCTCCTTTCTCTCCTTTCGCTTGTCTGGATCCGAGATCATCTCATTGTCGCACACGTTGTCCCAGTAGTCCTCATGGACTTCTATCTGTATCCGTGGCGCCGATGTGTTCTTAATCATGAAACGTTTCGAGATTCCTATGAGGCGGTATATGTCAAGCCATGCATCCCTAAACACGCTCGTATAGTATGGCATGGGGTAATACTGTAGGCCAGGCGTAGGCATACGACTTAGGATGGCAAACTTTCTCTGACCAGTGGGAAAGCGGAACAATCCCGTCTCCGGGTCAGGCCGTAATCCCATACGTACCTCCAAATCACCCAACGGATCCCAGAAGTCCAGAAGTGGAATCACCTCTATCTTCTGCTCGTCAAAATGGCCTATCCTAAAATCGCCGAAGAACACATGTTCGATATTTCCAGACTTCGTCGAAGGCGCATACTCAAAGCGGCAGAAGGACGCATCCTTGTTCCTGACATTGACAATCTTCTTCCCATCCCTGCTCAGTATGACGCATGTCACAGAGAAGTAGTAGAACTTCATATCCGTACACTGTTCCAAGAAGCACTCGTGAAGGGAATTGCGGAGGCAGAAGTCAAGGATCTCACGATTATCAGTATCCTTGAAGTCCTCCCTATTGACAAAGCGGATCCCCTGCCCGTAGCAGGTCATGATGTTGTACGCCTGACACTGCGCTGTGACCATATTGTCAAGAAGTGTATCCTTCACCTTGTAAGGAAGCATATTGTCAACACCAAACGGCACATATTGATAAGGCACGCCATTGACCGTGATAGGAATGACGTTCACGCGTCCGCCGTCCTCGTCGAACACCTCCGATGTATTTGAGCCAAACTCTGTTGTAAGAGAGTTCGCAGCGTTCCCGATTCCAGACGGGACGAGACGCCACTTTTCTACGCGTCCCTCCTTACCTATTTTTGCTAGCTCTAACTCCTTGTCACTCATAGATATACTTTCATTCCGTTAATCTCGTAAATAAACACTTCCGGAACCAACCGTATCTGTCTGTTCACGGGGTTCACCAATCTCACATATCCACCTCTCCAGTACTGGTGATGAATGATCCATCCACGATACTCCACCCGGTTTCCGTCAGACCGGAAAGCCTTAATGTTGAGCGTCTGCCTGCGCTGATAGGCCGTATCCATCAAGCGTTGCATCTCGCTGAAATGAATTGGGTTAGGCCCTTTTGTTTCCATAATCAGTTGAATGTGTTGTCAAAAGTATTATCGAAAACCCTTCCCTCTCGCTCCATCTCTACTACATTGTGGTTCCGTTGAGCATACTGATAGCTGAACGTGAATCTGGTCAGCTCGTCGGGATCATTGCTCTGTTCACTCTTCGACTCGGTAATGACGACTTCCTTACCAACGTTTGGTTTCCCGTTAGAGAACGTTACGATACGGACGCATCCAGAGCGAAGAACCTCTCCGAACCAGTCGGCCATATCCTCCGTGAGGATGCCCGTGTCAGCCTTGAACGTGCGGGTCTCCGTGATGGCGTAGTTCCTGTTTATGCCCCTTATATAGGCACTTTCCCTCTTAAAGCTGGGAGCCTTCGTAGCGGTCCCCGTGCAGTATATAAGCTCATCCACGCCAAAGGAGTTGACAAAGAGCAGGACAGGTGCGCAGTCTGTGCGTCGTGAGTCCACCTCATACTCCTGGAATCGTCCGCCCGCCTTGACGGTGTACTCCATCAGCTCCGCTCCCTCCTTTGCGAAATGTGCTGGGCTGACCTCGATGGTAGTGTATCGGCCATTACCTCCAACAGGATCCAGCTCGAAGGTTTTCTCCGTGCCATCATCATAGCGTGCCGTGACGGAAGCCTCTTCCGTCCCAGCGTAATGCAAGTATTCGAGTCTTCCCATCCCCGTTATTTTCACACCAAGGAGAAGCGAAAGGAAATGGTTTTTCGTAAAATCCTCGCAGCCTGTCGGCACGTCCGCTTCACAATAGACTACTTCGAAGGTCTGCTTCTGTGTGGTCAGCGAGGCCGATGCATCTCCTTCTGTCAGTGTCACCTCCACGGAGGCGACGAGGCTCTTCCGGGCGTAGGGAGTGAGAAGATCTCCGAGATCGGCTAGTTCCACCAACCCATCTACGGGGAAAAGCGTCTCTGAGAAGACTTCCGTCGCATCGACGGCAATCTTCACTCCTAGGCGGTCTCCTGTGCACCCGACCTCCAAGTCTGGGATATTACGTGAGAGATATCTTCCTGACAGCCCCTGTTTGATAGTAATGCTCATATATGTCTGAATATACGGCAAAGTTACAGAGAGAAGAACGGTTCATAAAATACGGCTTTGCCAACAGACAAAACGAAAAAGCCGCCGACGCTCACGCGCCAGCGGCTCAGAATTCACTAACTTCTTATTATTGAAGCATTCTATATTTTATCAAAGAACGGCCACCGTCTCCAGCTTCTCGGCGATCCTTCTGATTCCATTCACAATCTGTGCTTTTCGCTCATCGCTCGGCCTGCGCACACCAATAGCATACTGTCTCATTACAGCTGCGCTGATACCAATCTCTCTCGAGACTCCTGCTATGTTGATAAAGTCATAGAAGTTGAAGAGCGATGGCAAGTCAAAAGCATACTCCACTTCCAAATTCGGCACTTCCTTTCCATCTTCCATAAGATCCATCTTGACTTCCTTCCATCCCTTAAGCATATCCATCATGGCAGACTTGGCACTAGCACCATAACCAAGGGAAGACGCTTTCACACAATCTACCCTCATGTAGCAGGAATAGTTTTTTTCTCCGACCTGTCTTTGTACACTTGCAATTACCTTCATATTTCACTTTTTTATAAAAGTTCAAAAATTCCCGTTCCCATTCCAAAAGTAGGAGCCGTCCGCCTCTTAACGGACGGCCCTAGCTTATTTCAGTAGATCTTCAAGAATCCTCTTTGCAGTAAGGCTCTTGATTTCCTTGCTTCCGTGCCTTGGAACTGCAACTTGAGCCCCCGTTTTCGGATTGACCCAGATGTCGTGTGAGGCACCATGTCGTTTCAAAAGGCATCCAGCCTTTCTCAACTGTCTAATGAATTCAGAATGTTTCATGAAATTAGTGAACTCTTGTCGTTTGACGGTGCAAAGGTAACAAAAAAGTTAGCACCAACAAAATTATAAGCTAACAAAAATGATAACACGAGGCTTTTTTAACATTTCGCCAAGTGTTAAGATAAGAAATGCACCAAAAGCGGCCTTGCTACGCCGTTTTCCGCACTATCTGTTTTGTCCTTCCTGCCCGGTAGTCAAGGCACTTATGCTAGGCAACCGGGCGTTTTTCGCGATTTTCAACCCTCTGAAAGTCGCGAAGGGGAGCAGCGCAAAGCGCTTTTGCAACCTTTTTCCATGCTCACGAACCGCAAATCGCACGTTTCCAAGATATTAGCGATTTGTGGTTCGGGGTCTCCGTCACACGCTGCCTGTGCAGCCCCCACCGCCCTACGCCCCGCCCGCAACTGCCTTCCCTCGCTGGTGCGGAATATGTCAAGAGGTTTCCGATATTTGCAACCCCTAAACTGTCCTTTGGCAATTCCTCATTCTCGGTATGTGCGACCGTCGAGTCATCGTCGGTTGCCCATACTATGGACCATATGATCCAGCCTATCTGCCCACGGCGGGGTGGCCGTGGAAGTTTGTCGTAAACGGTCTCCTCGCTGCGGGTGCTTATCCTTTGGTATGTGCGACCGTTGAGTCATCATCGGTCGCACATACCATGAACTATACCACCCATCCTGTCTGCCCATGGCGGAGTGGCCGTTGAAGCTTGCCGCAGATGGCCTCTCCGCCGCGGGTGTTTAAACCTCGCCATGATCCATGTGCTCTACAAGCTCTCTCATCATTCTCTCGGTTCTTAACGATTGGAAATGTAACGAGGGTTTTTGGAATCCGATAGTCGCTCCAAGAAAAAAGGCGAATGACAGCATACAGAGAAGGGGCATCCGGAACCCGGACACCCCGCATATATAGATGGAGCCCTTGCGGGCTACCTAGAATAGTCGTTGCTGGTCGTTGACCTGCCACCGATGACGGGGAACCTCTCTACACCGATGCATAAGGTGTCAAAAGCGTCGGAACCATCCGTACGGCTCTCCAGCTTATCCTCTTCCGTCTCAGCCAGCTTTTCACCCGATTTGTCCTTCTTACCGTTTCTTACGCCTGCTGACGTGATGGAGATAAGAAGGTCGGGGTTGTTATCCCTGTTTATCAGTACCATGTGTTTTGCACGTCCACGTAGCATGCGGTTGATGAGCGCATTCTTCAGCACATGATCCATCGGTTTCCCGATGTATTTATCCCTGACGCTCCACTGCTTGCGCTTGAGCGACGTGATGATTAGCCGATAGAAAGCCTCGCTATGCGTACCGTAGGAATTACCGACAAACGTCGCGTCGTAATAGAATATTACCTGTCTGTGCCGATGATACCTATAGTAATCGTTGAAATCATCGAGCAGTTCAGGGATCTTCCGCTCGTATTTGACGAAAAACGATTTGAGGATGCGAAGTTTCCCGTCCTTTCCCACCTGGCCAACCACCAACCAGTTGATGAGAGAATTGGCATCGGATGCCAGGATAAGCGGAAGGGTAGGATCGAGATCCGAATCCTGCCGACAATCATCCGAGACACCGCCCTGATTGAGCGCATCAAGGCACAATACGGATTCATTTGGTGCAGTGTAGAGGTTGACATCCTCCCGCAATCCGCCATAAAACCCGTCTGCACTGATCGCGATCCGCTTGCACATTATCGATGTGGCAAAGGTAAGTGGAGGTAGGTCTCGTTTGGCGCGACGGACAAACTCCTCGCCCAGCAGAGCGAGGTTCTGAATACTCGAATATTCCTTATACAGAAGACATTTCGACCTTAGAAACGACAGTTGGCGGTCGATGCGCATGATTTTTCGCTGTATGGCATCCATGTCCGTAGTCATAGTAGCCATACGCCGCACCGCCTTCCACCTCGCATACACCAGCCCCTCAATGGCCTCCACCAGTTCCCCGTCCATGTCATCCTTGTACCCAAGGAACCACGAGCCTTTCTTCGTGACGGGCATATCGGATGTAATGGTCATTCCATGATGCAATGGGAACTCGCGGAAATACTGCTCGTTACCTCGGTTCGCCTGGAAAGTCTCATCTTTGAGCTGTTCGAAGTTGATGAACTTCGCCTCGTCAATGATGAGATAGTCAAGCGACATGGAATTAGACGTTCCGGACCTGTCCTGGGATATGATATTGCACACAGATCCATTGTAGAACGATATGGTATTCTCCCAGTTGGCAGGCGTAAAGATTGGCGTTTTCCAATGGAGGGCTTTCCACGGTCTCTTTCCAACGACATAGTGGAGATCCCTCTTGAATCCCCACCGCTCCAGGTGGATGAGCATGGATGGTAGGATGTTCGTCAGGCACCGCTTAACCGATGGCGACACGAAGCCCCCCATACTACCAGGCATCCCCTGAAAGCAGAACTGCATCCGTCCTGCTTGTATCGCCCCTTTTCCCACGCCACGCCCTGCGACGATCACCTCGTCGCGGGTGTTCATGAGCAGGGAATACATCTGCGGGTCATTGAAGTACTGTCTATTCTCCTGCTCCGTCATCCGTCACCTCCTGGTATTCCGCATCCTCAATATCCCGTCCGTATTTTTTCTCCAATTTACGGATCTTATCACGAAGACCGACGACCTTGGCAATTCCAATAACCGTCGGATCATCGGTCGGAATGAAGTTTTGCGGTACAATTTTATCGAACTCCAGCTCTGGTTCATCATCCTTGTCCGTCCGGTTGTTGAGAATTCTCGCTTTCTCGATGCTGGCTACAGCACGCATGTCCCCCTTGCTCCTGGCAATCCTTAGGTCGTGTTCCAAATCCTGATTAATCTTCCATCGCATAAACTCCTTGGAAGCTTGCTGGAGGCTTCCAAGGAGAATCTGTGTGATATGAAGGTCGTCATAGGCCTGCGACCGTCCAATTCCAAACATCCTCACAGCATATTCCACGAGATCCTTGGAGGATTTCGTAGGGAACTGCAGCCAGTATGCGTACATACCGCGAAGCCGTTTCAACCGTTCACGTACGGCCACGGCGACACGTTGCTCCGCAAGCTCGTTGTCATCCATAACAACGAGTTTTGAGTATTGGTCTATGTTGATTGGAACACTCATGTCTCTATCATGCCTTGGATAGTCAACGCGAAGTCACATACTTTCTGTATGGCGAATGGCGAGCCCGCTGCTGCCGCATCGAGCAGAGTCCTTCTTACCTGGTGGAGCGTCGTAACGGCCCCTCTCCTATAAACTTCATAAGCCTGTGTGCCGTTAGACCTGACTTCGTCCTCAAACCCCTTCTGGTCATACCCCAAAAGGACGCCAATCTCCGAGGGAGACATCAGATCCATCGCCAGCTCTTCTATCCGCTTTAGCTCTTCTATCGAAAAATCCATCCAGTTTAATCGATCTATGTGTTATGATGTTGTCCAGGCCGTCAAAAACTTGTTGGAAAGCCTTCTCCGACACTGTCACCATTGTACACTCCGCCCGGTCTCCGTATGTCTGGTTTTGCGACGATATGACCGTAACCTTCCATTGCTCGTTCTTTACCAAGACCACCTTTGAGTGGTTCTGGGCGAGAAAGACATGGTCAAAGCATCCCTGCATCAAGCGATACAGCGTCATGGTCTTCCTCGATGCTTTCATATCGGCCACCAGCATTGCGCTCCCTACATCGCCTTTCTTTCTCAGATTAAGGAATCCAGAAAGGAATGCGTCGCTGGTAGAAAAGGTGCTCACCCAGACATCAGCCTTCCCGGTCTGTTGGAGAATCCACCCCAACAGACCGAGCGTATGCAGTCCTGTGCCGAGGTAGTACTGCGTCGGCGCGATCCTCAATGGGCGGAGTAGCGTGTCAATATTCCTCCCCCTTGCCATCGGCATCGTTGGTAGTGGCCTCCTCTGCAGGCTTGGAGATCATAACGCCCGCGGCAGCAAGCTTGCTAAGCAGGTCGTTTCCTATTGGCTGATGATTCTCGTTGAGGATCCGTACGCGTTCCTCCACCAGTTTTCGCAGTCCCTCGTAATCCTCGAATGCTTTGCCCTGACCAGTCTCTTCCGCTGCCAACTTCATGTTGAGCAGTTTCTCAAGATTCTTGCTGATATAGGAGCGAGCGTTGGTAATGCTCTTCGCCAACTTCATCGGGTCTGACACTTCCTCTCCCTGCTCCTCGTCATTCTGTGCGACGTACTCGTCGTAGCGCGCAAACTCAGCCTTGTACTTATACCAAGTATCCTTCAAGGCATTGAGCGACTCAGCGAGGTCACATGGCTGTGTGATGGCAAGGCATCTGTTATACAGCTCCTTGATCTTCTTCCATCGCTCCGCGTTCTCCGCCCAGATGGCCTGTATGTCCTGAGGTAATCCGTCATGGTCCGGACGTCTTCCGTTACGTCCTGGAAGTATGTCTTCAGCCGCCTCGGCTATCACATCGCCATTGACAGGCTTTGTCGGAACGACCTCTTTCAGCTCACCGAGAAGTTCTGTCGCCTCTTTCATCACGTCCTGACAAGTCTGTCCACGCTTCCGCATCGGAAGGAATTTACGCAGCTCATATTCCACTGTCTTCACGAAGCGTTGAGGACATGTAGAGACGGTTTGGAACAACTGCCTGTTCCTGTTGAGCTGCAGCAGCATCAGCGCACCTTCCATGATATCCGCATCATCGGTATGTTCAGGCATGGCAAGCCACGCCTCGATGCGTTCCGTCAGTTGGTTGTCAATTTTCATTATTTAAATAATTTAGAAGAGGCGGCATCATTAGACAATGACAACCGCCTCCAGGTGTTTTACAATTAGCCAAAGAAGAGACTATTTGTCAGTTTGGACATTTCACCGTTCTTACTCCTTCTTACCAGCCGAGCTCGCCGTGACCAGCTTGCCAGTCGCGCCATCGATGTCGCCGTCCTGTGTGTGAATCTTACCCGTATAGAACGGGGCGGGATGAAGATCTGTCACCACAGCCTCCACCGCCGTGGTGTTGGCATCGGTGGCCGTCTTGCCAGTGTCCTGCTTCAAGGACAACTCCGGTGAGAAGTCCTCTGATCCGATGATACGCGCCTTGCCGTTACGTTGGAAGAACAGATAGATCATCTCGTCATTGTTCATCTGGTCGATGTATCCCGTGGCCTCTTCCTCCGTGCCTGGAATGCCGAATGTCAGTGTGTTCTTGAACGTCTTACAGCCGTCGGTACCCTGGTTCTCTACCTGCAGCTGTCCATCATCCTTGACGATACCTACCTTGGTGAAGTACTTGTCGGCAGCGAGCAAATAGTCACCCTTGGCTACGGCAGCCTCTTTCAATGAAGCTGGTGCGTCGGGCACGGAAGGGTAGGTTACTATGTCACGCTTGGAGACGCTATACACATAATCACGAATACCCGGCAGTTTCTTCTGTCCCGGGCACTTCTCCAAATCTTCATAGATGGAGGCATTTTTCGTGCATTTTGCCATAATTGTTATCTATATTATTGGCGGGAGTGTCCTGGGAAACCGAACACCCCCTACTTGACTACATTGTTTTTTTCATCGCTACGGCGAACACCTCCGGCGACACACTCTCGAACTGCGTGCCGAAGAAAAGGTTGCCAATGAAATCTACGTCGTAGTGGTTATCAAGCGAGCGCTCTACGGTATAGTTCTCATCGGCTGTCTTCTGGTTATACAGCAGCAGAATATTGTTCTTCGGCGTGAGGAGCATGAAGTCCATCGGCACACAAGACAGCGGTACCAGCTCCACGTTCTCGGCACCCTCCAGGACCCGCTTGTCGTAGCTCTGGTTATAGGGGAGCGCACCGTGGCGCGTCTGATACGCCTCTGTATAGAAGTGGTACAGCCTGCTGTTGATGAACATCTTCAAATCCTGATTGCGAAGCACATCGCTGATATTCTCGCCCCAGTAGAAATCCTTCAATGCGTCCTCCGCATTCTCCTTGGTGAGAGATTCGTTGAAATAGTAGAGGTTCCCAATGGACTCGGAGATATACACTTTCTTGTTCTCATTGGTGCCAGCAATATCGTTGTCGATGATCGTCTTAAAACCATTGAAGAATGACGCCGTCTTATCAAAGACAGTGCCGTCATGTTTGGCCGTGAACGCATTCATATACAGACGCTCGCCGAGCTTCTTAAGAATGTACGCACAGACCTGTACGACATACGGGACGTTTCTTAGTCCATCACCTTTAGTGATGTCGCTACCCCAGATTGACTGATAGATAGCGTTGGGGTCAATGGTCTCCACGCAGTTGCCGAAGAACGTCTCAAGCACTCGACCGTCGAAATTGACATCCGCATTGTGCTTCTTGTCCTTTTTGTAGTTTCCGATCTCGAATGTGCCGCTCATCTCTGTCACCGTCTCACGGTAGCGGATACCCGTTCGTACCGAGCAGTGCTGGAGCAGCTTGTCCATGGCAAGCATGGGCTGCACGATCAGTTCCTTTCGATAGGTCTGATACGTCTTGGAGAGTTCCGCTGGGGTAAAGGTCACATCGCCTACTTTCAGTTTCGTATCTGCCATTTTTAAATGCCTTTTACAGAATCAGCAATGGCCCGTGCAGTCAAGGCTGGCTGCTGGTCTGCTGGATTCCCGTTAGTACCATCCTTCGGGGAAGTGCTTCCCTGAAGGTTCTTAATCTGCTCGTCCTTCTCATCGAGTTCCTTGCGGGCTTTCGCCAGCTCGTCCTTCACTGTAGCCAGTTCCTTGGCTACTCCCGTAGCCTGCTGCGTGGCCTGTCCAGCTTGCTCCGCCTCCTCCTTGCTTCCCACAGAGGTCTCTGCGAGGGCCTCGTCGAGTTTCTGAGCCTGATCCGCGCTAAGCGTGAGATTGCCATCGTCTGAGATTGTGATCCCAGAGACGCCAACCGCATTCTCAATGCGAGAAAGTGCTGCTTTACTCATTTCTTTTTTCTTGTTATTGACGTCCGTTAGGTGGAGCAGGTTCTTGACACCCTGCAGCGTCTTTTGCAGAAATGTCTGAGTTGGATTGCCATTGCCATCAGCCACGAGACTCATCGAAGAGGAGTCTTTGGTCTGATCAGGCAACGGCGGTATGCCTGCCTCCTCATATATATTATTGTTGATGCTGAAAAGATTGACAAACTGATTCGCATTTCGAACAGAGGCCTTCTCGTCCTCCTCGTCTTCTCGCAGTGAATCCACGAGACCAAAGTCAACGGCTTGCTGCGCTGTGAGCCAATTGCCCTTCTTCATCTGCTCGGCGCATTCCTCCTTAGTCTTTCCAGATTTATCTGCGTACATTTGCGCCAGTGCGTCGTCAAAGGTGTTCAGGTCATTCCGCTGCTTGGTCACGGTCTTGATGTATTCATCCAGCTGCTCCTTGTTCTGCTGGTCGTACTTAAGGATGAGCATCGATGTGTTGTGGATGAGGAAGAAGCTTCCCTTAACAATGTCGATGGTCTTGCATCCCAGCATTGCTATGGTGGAAATGCTCGCGTTCATTCCGAACGCATGCGCATGTACCTTGCCATGATCCTTGAACAGCTGGTTCATCTCCAGTCCATCTTTGACATATCCTCCCAATGAGCAGAACGCCACATGCACGTCTTTTCCGCGATTCAAGTTGAGCAGATACCGCAAATAGCCGGTGGACAGGCAGTCCCATCCTCCGATCATTCCTGATATGACTATATCGTATTGCATTTTGGTTGGGTTTGATTTCGAAAGCAAAGGTAATATATTTCTATTATCGCCAAAAACACCCTCTAAGGGACCATTTGCGGTACTGCATACGGTACTGCATACGGCGTACTCCACGTGATCGTCACCTCATTCCATTGGTTTTCCGACGGTTTATCTGGGTAGTTTATTTGTATGCTGAAAACCGGGAATGGTCGTTTGTTTGTCCCTACAAGAAAGGATTGACCGTCCAGCGCCCTCAGTCTGTAAGCGTATTTCTTCCCGCTGTCAAGTTCTTGACAAGTAAAAAACTTGACAGTTGCCGTATATATGGACTCCTTGCTATCTAGTTTCTCGCTGACGACCAATGACGGATGTGGTCTGGTCGTCACCTTTTCCCAGATAATATCTTTAGGGATTCTTACTATAGACGGAGCCACTTTCACTAGCTTCTTCAAGTTGGCGCACTCTGTACGCTCAACCGAAATTATTAATTTTGTCGAACTTGCTGTCATTTCTATACCTTACCCACCATTCGCACCGGAACAAAAACGCCCTCATGGTGGAAATGATTTCAAAAAAAACTCACTTTTCTTATGCTATCCCCTTAGAACGTCTGCGAAGATCGACCCCATTCTTCAAATACGAGTTTCGCATACGCTGGAAGCGCATCTTCAGGGTGTAGTCATACTCAGTGTCTATCCCATTGTTCTCACACCACGCCCTGATACATTTGAGAAGGGTGCATCCACAGCGTGACATTTCGTTGAGCTCTAGCCACATTTGCATCTTGAACGTGTCCTCGATCACTTCTGTCAGTGCTGCGCACGCCGTTTTCGACATATAATTCCAGCATATTGTCTTGCGTTGCTTCGTCTCGGGTATTGAGACGGCTACGCAACCTTCACCCGGCTTCATCGGTACATAGTCCTTACCTTTCGGATTCAGCGCCACGAATCGCCTGATGCAGGCGTTCTCCGCCGATCGGGCGGGGAATGTGACAGGATCTCCGAAATGGTAAGTAAGCCATTGCGCGAGAAAGGGTTTCACCTCCATGTAAAAGACCATCTTGCTCATCTCTTTTCAGATATTTTTCCTACAAAGGTAGGAAAAATATCTCGTGTTTCCAAATTTATACGTAAAAACAGAACACTTTCTTTTCGCTTTTTTCACCTCATTCTTCTTTTTTGGGGGTACGCCTTTCTTCTTGGTCTGATTTCGTCAGAAAAGTTTGCAACCGCGAAAATCTTGTTACCACATCTGTAATGTGTTGATTTTCAATGGTTACAATCTTCGTCGTGTTCTGTTGCAAGTTTGTTGTCTACGCCCATTTTTTGCAACTGGCAAGCCTGGACGAGGCTTGGTAACAATCTATTTCATTTTTGCAACCACTTGTTACCCAAGTTTGTTACTTTTGCAACCGCAACCAATCTTCTTATATTCAATGGTTTAACTTCTTTTTTAAACATCGGTTACAAAGTTGCAAAGTTTTGGAACGAAAAAGATAGAGGGGTGGTGGGGAGAGCGAAAACGGCGATTGTTCTATTTCGGAACACTTTTGCAGGTGGCCACCAAACGAAACGGTGGTCCTGCTCACGCAGAACCACCGTTTCGAAAAAAAAACAGAACTATGAAATCTTAGAACGGTGCGTCAGAATCTTCGAACAACGACTGCTCCTTTGGTGTGTCGGGCGCTATATCCATCTCGTTGACGGGCTTGCTTCTGACGTATATCATATCCTTAACCACCTTTTTTCCTGGGGCGACCTCCACCTTGCGCTGGATGCGGCCCGATGAATTAAGTAGATCCTTGGGATTCATCTCCTCAATCCAGGGGCAGAACTCACAGAAGGCCTTCATCTTCTTGGTGAAGCTCTGCATCGTGATCCTGTTGACGTTGGCATATCTCGCATAGTCTGAGAAGACGACATCACGTTCCAGATACTCATCAAGGTGTTCCCCTTCCATCGAGAAGTACCCATTGGCCCAATCTAGCCCGAGGTTAAGGTATCTGTCGCAGTCGTCCACGAGGAGAAGATCCGTGTCCTGTGTCACCTGGTCAAAGACGTGCGGATTATCCATCAGCTTAGGATTGCGTCCAGAGAGCTTGACAGTTTTCATCATGAACGACAGAACCCGGAAGAAGAAGCTCTTGCCACTACGTCCGTTGCACTCGTCGTTCTCTCCGATCTTGTTATCCATGGCCATAGGTGCCCATGCTCTGACAAAATCTTTGTAGCGATGGAGCATGTAGCCAAACGTGAATATCTTGTTGATGAGATTCTGCTTCTGTTCCCATATCTCCAAGTCACTGAGACCTTCTCCCGCTATGTCGAATGGGTGCGCCTCCAGGTATGCCTGTCTTTCCTCTTCTGGCCGCTCGTTGAAATTTGTCTCCGTTTCCTTTCGCCAAAACAAACGGCTTGTATTAATTAGGTAGCCAAAGAAATGACTATCCACGTTATGTATGTCTATATCGTAATACGGCTTTCGTCCTTCCTCTTTAACCTCCTTGATCTTAAACATTGGGTCCATTTTCTTGAATTGATGTCCGATCACATTCTCCTTCCAGACGAAGTTGCTAAAGTGGTCGGAGTTTCGATCCCTGACCTTGAATCCATCGTCCCCGATCGCTACGGGCTTATGTACTTCCACGGTAGCGTTCGGGAAAAAAAAGAACTGTGATGTAGGTGTGAACGAAGTGAAGTCGAGTGTCACGCGGTCGAGGCTTTCCAGCGATGCTGGGAAAAGCTTGGAAGTTCCGAGAACGAGATTGACCACGGCCACCTCCTCATGCCTGTCCGTCACCCACGTCCTCACGAACTCTCTGATGTCTGTGACCTTGATTTGCTCCACGATGTTGCCATCGATATGAATAAATCGTGAGGTGTCAGAATTCTCGTCGCGCAGGATGAAATACCCGTTTAGCGTTAGGAAATTATAGAGATAGGCCGTATTGATCTCATACTTTGCCTTTCCCTTGTCTGTATAAAACACCTCCCAGAACCTGGCCGGGTATGCCAGATTCATCAGGTCCTTGAAATTTCTTTTTTCTGAACGGATCTCCATCCAGTCCCGCAAGTCCTTGCGGGATTTGCCCCTATTGTCGTGATACGTCTGCAGCCATTTAGGTAGCCAAATTGTTCGGATATCAATATATGTAAGGGCGAGCTCCCTGCCCTTGCGGATTCCCGTCTCGTCAATGTCCGGTATGTTGTATAACACCTCGACGTATGTCATAATCTCTCTGTATTCCTCCGCGGAAAGTCGGTACGTCTCGGAATTGAACCAAAGCGGATGGAAGCCCATTGACCGGCAACACAACGAATCTCGCTCTCCCGAGCAGATAAATGCCTCGGGAAGCTTCTTGGTTCGATAAGGTTTGCAATCGTCGTGACAGCTATTCCACGCCCTTTCCTCTTCCTCGTTATATTGGCGATACGCCTCTTTCAGCTCAGAAAGTCCGTTGATGTAACGCTGTGGCTTTTTCCCAGCTGGCGTGTAAGAGAATCTAAACCCTTTATCACAATTAAGCGGCTCGTACACCTTGTAAAACTTTTCCTCCTCACCCTCACCGTTGGCTGGTTTTACAAGGCACTCGCGCATGAAGATAGGGTAGTGAGAATTGGAAGATTTAACCAAAACCTCTCGGTTCTTAACGGTCGTGATCCATTTCACAGAGTGCCAATGGAGGGCATCCGCATCTCCCTGTGTCACCCTAGGTCCAAGGATGCGCAGCTCATCCTCGGTAAACGCATCGTTGAGCTCGAACGAGCGAGTCCCATCGGGCTCGTCCTGTCTGGCAGCTCTTTTCCTGATGTCCGGCTTGTTAACAGAGTGGTTCAGCTCGTCTGTTACGCCGAATTTAGCGGCCAGTTGGAGCAGGGCTTCGTTGAACTGATTCTGCCGCATCCCCTTGTAGTTCATATAGATGCTGATGGCATTCTCTCCGCGGCCTTCGCCTCCGAAGTCCGTTACTTGCCAGATACGGCCATATTTTTGCGAATCATACTGTCGAATGCTCGCGGACGGGGTTCGCTCGTCACGAATAGAGAAGTGCTTTTTCGCATTAACACAATCCTTCGCCTGCGGGTAACAGTCCAGGATGATGTCCAATCCACCGTGCGTCGCGTTGAGAATGTCTTCAGCTTTAATCATGATCTGTTTTTGATGCAAAAATAGGAATTGAAAATTTACAGGGGAAATACATAGATTATTCTGAGTAATCCGTCAGGTCCAGTCTTGGTGATCTCCTAGCCAATACCCCATCCACCAACACGCCATCGTCTTCACCGAACAGTGTCTCTATCGATATGTCCGACACCGACACTTTCCATACTTCTGACGGCCAAAATGCTGATAATGGCAACGTATATGCATGGCCATGACCATCGTATAGTACCAAGTTGCCATTATCGGCATTTTGGCAACACAGAAACCAGTGAACTCTGCCACCTTTTCCTAATCTGACATTCAGTTTCTCCAGACCCAGCTTGTCAATCTGGATTTCCATCTCTCTAACTTTCATACTATTCTTTTTTAGAAGATTGGCACGGTGCGGATGACATGTACTGGACGTAGATTCCTAACTGCACGCACCATTTACCGTTAATACAATTCCTCCCCTCGGGACAATTCGCACAATGATGGCTCATAGAACCACACCCTTCGTTCTGACAACCCGGATGATGTCTCGGCAACTCTTCACCCCCAGCTTCTTTTTCGCACGGAGCAACTGAGTCTTGATGGTGCTCTTACTCTTGCCCAGTTGCTCTGCAATGTCATCAAGGCTGTGGCCATTGAGATAGAGCTTCGTGACCGTCCGTTCTCCATTTGACAAGTTCACCAGTGTTTTGGGCTTACAGATCACGCGCTCATCCTCGCATATCCCTCTAAGCGGGCATCTTACCTCCTCAAAGTGCAGAAGATCATGCTCGACATCATCGGATAGAAGGTCTTCTTCGCCGAAGTTGCATCTGACAAACCTGTCAACCATCTTGGTTACATTTTTTCGGTAGATGGTGGCCAGTCTCGCATAGCATTCTGGGAATCTGTCATGAATGAGGGCTGTCATCGGTTCTACGATGTCCTTCGTGAACTTGGTCAATCGCTTTTCTTCCTTCCCGGCAATTCGATACATGACCCGTCCGTCAGCGGTAACTCTAAATT